GAATATTGGCAGCAAACTTTAAAGAATGTAATCAATAACTTATTAAAAGAGGGCGGTTTGTTTTTGTTTAGTTGTGCCGCGCCAGGCAGACCCGAACATGGCACAAAGAAAACAAGCCCTAAGGATAGCCCATTCACAACCGACTATTACCGCAACCTAAGTGAGGAGGACATTCGCAGCGTGTTGGATTGCGATAAGATATTTTCTAATTATAAATTCAAAACACGCACCGAATTTCCACAAGATTTGTATTTTTACGGAATAAAAAAATGATTGACTTACTAAACATAGCCATTGCCATCATAGTTTGGTGGACACGTATGGCACAATATAAACGATAACATGAGCATACTTAACTGCCTAACAAGCTACACACAAGATGTAAGCGGATGCGCTGATTCATTAGAATTCAGTTCGCCCACATTCACAACCGATACTAACTACGTTGTTAAGTTTACCTATTCAAACGGATGGGTGCTTAAAAAAGATGTAACAAGCGGCCTATACGATGCAGTTATTGAAATGGCTAATAACGGATTCTGGAACATCGGCACTGGTCCCGTAAAGGTTGAGATACTTAGCGGCTGCGATGTCACAACTTTTGACATTTGCGGGACAACTTACTCATCGATTACCCTTAACTTCATAAACATAACTGAAGATGATACTATTGCCATTATCCCTTGTCCTTGTATTGAATAGCTTAGCGTGTTTAGGTGTTCATTGCCTAACGCGTGAGGGTATGTTATTCGAGCAAGCAGCAAACTTTATTCGCCATTACGTTGGCGAGTTTTGGAGCAAACCATTGTTCGATTGCCCCCCTTGTATGGCATCGGTTTGGGGTTTAATCGGTTGGTTATATTTTGTAACCGACTTACACTTGATACCTTACTTACTTATCCTTTGTGGGCTTAATGCGTTAACATCTAAAATGTTTTATTATGGAGATTGAAGATGCACACAAGTTTCTACTATCACTCGGCTACACCTATACCGGTCAAACATGTGGTTGTGGAGGCAGCGCAAAGAAACGCACGTACAATAAAACAGACAATAAAATTATAATTAACTTAAGAACTAAACACTATACCCATAACAATGAACTTCCGAAACATATTCAAGAGCTCGCCACCAGTTTATAAATCAGAATTTCCGCTTGAATTTGCGTTCAAATGTGGCGGTGTTGACTACTTCGAGTTTGTCGATAAAAACAACTTACCGTATGAACGTGGGTTGGAGGCGTTGACATTCTACCAAGAAATGCAGAACGGTGTAACAAACGATTACATCAAGAATTATAACGCTGCTATGAGCAAGTTGTTATCCGATCCAAAGAAGATAAACCTCAACGAAATCATTAAACTTCAAATGCGATTCGAGGAGCGTTGTAACTTCATTATAAGCAAGGATATTATCTACAAGGTCGCTTCAGTTGCATTTGTGGATAAAAGCGAGCCATTAACACGTTATGACTTTAAGGCTAACGAAAAGAAGATAAAGAACTGGAAAGATAATGCAGGCGATAGTTTTTTTTTGTCAATGCCAATAAAGAAATTAATACCGTTTTTAGCGAAGTCAGGCGACACTTCCCTGACGTATTTGGCGATAGTGGAAAAGGTAGAGCAGATTCAACAGGATATTCTTTCGTTACAGACGTTAGGGATGGAATTGCAAGCCGAGAAAGATTAAAGATTACCGTATTAAAATATTTACCCGCGAATTATCAAATAAATTTACTAAATTTGTGGGATTTCTTTTTCTTTGCCAACGAAGCAAAGAAGCCACAACCTAAACCGCCCAAAAAGTAATGGCAGTTGGAAAACGTAATAATAAAGTTTGTTGCCGACACATCAGGACTTGAGCCCGCGATAAAGCAACTTGAGTTACTTGGCAAAATTAGCAAAGATGATGCTGCGGCATTTGCTCAAGTAAACAACGAGCAAAAAGAATTTATCCAAAACTTAAATAAATCCACAACCGAAATGGGCAAGTTGTCCAACGAGGTTGATGGGCTTATGGCTGAAATTCAAGCGGGAGTAATGGAGGGATTTGCAGACCATTTGGCTGAGGTAACTGCTGAAAGTAAGAAAGCGGGTACGGGTTTCAAGTCAATGAAGCAAGAGTTAAAAGAACTTAAAGCCCAAATTAGCAGTGGTTCATTAGGCGAAAAGGAATTGAGAGAGGCTACAAAGAGAGCCGCAGAACTACAAGATAAGATTGGAGATGTCAACGATAAGGTAAAGGCGTTAGCAAGCGACACAAAGCGCATTGATGCAGTTGTAACTGCGTTTAGTGGCATAGCGGCAGCGGCTTCGGTTGCTGCGGGTGCTGCGGCATTGTTTGGAAGTGAGAATGAGAAGTTGACTAAGACATTAGCCCAAGCCCAAGGTGCAATGGCATTGTTGCAAGGTGTTCAAGAGTTGGCAAACATAGCTACAACTGAGGGGGCATTGAGAACGTATATTTTAGATGGTGCACAAAAGGTGGCTGCGGTAAGTAGTCGCGCGTTAGGTGTAACGATTGCGGCATCAACTGCAATGGCAACCGCAGGATTGAGTTTACTTGTTGCAGGCTTAGCTTACTTGATTATCACTATGGATGATGCGCGTGATAGTGCAACTGATATGAATAAGGCATTGGCAGATGATGCTGGTGTAAGGCAAAAGGCCAACGATAAGTTATTAAGCATGATTAAAGATGGCTTGGACAAAGAATTGTTAATGAATAAGCAAGCGCATGACAGAGAAATAGGAGAACTTAATAAGAAATTTCGCGCTAAAACATTGTCACAAGAAGCCTATCAAGATGCGGTAAGAGTTGAAGATGATTACTTTCTTAATTTGCAACAACAAACACGCGATAAGTTTGCAAAGCAAGAGGCCGATGCAGCTAAAGCACATCAAGAAAACTTAGTAAAAGATAAAAAGATTGCTAACGATAAAGCATTACAAGCGCAACTTAGACAAATACGTGATGAAATAGCAGCAAATGAATTATTGATGCGTCAAACAAACGATATTGATGCTAAAATTGGTTATTATGCTGCAATAACAAAACTAAAACAAGACCAAGTAAGACTTGATAGTTCATTAACTGCAAATGAAAAGAAATTAGAAATTGCAAACCTTAATGATTCACAACGTGTTTATGAGGAATCATTTAACAAACGTACTGAAACCGATGTAGAAGCGTTTAACGAAGCAAATGAAATAAAGTTGGAGGCTAACTTAGATTGGTGGCAAAAATACTTTGATGTTGAGGATGCTTTTTTAGAAGAGCAAGAAAGAAAAAATAAAGCAAGAAGAGAAGAAGCAATTAAGGAATACACTAAGTTAGCAATTTCCTCAGCACAAACTATCTCAGACACCATCTTCACTATTAACCAACAAAACAGAGATGCTGAAACAAACGATATATTAGAATCACTTAATATGCGCAAAGATGCGGAGTTAGCTAACAAAGAGTTAACCGATGCACAACGATTGCAGATTGAAGCCCGTTACGCACAACAAGAAGCCGAAGTAAAAACACGCGCGTGGGAAGCACAAAAACAAGCGGCAACTATGCAAGCTATAATCAATGGAGCGTTAACAATCGGTAACATACTTGCAACAGTTCCAGGCGGACCATTAAATCCTGCAACAATAGCATCGTTAGCAGCGGCCGCCATAGCAACAAGTGCACAAATAGCAGTCATTCAAAATGCACAACCGCCAAAGTTTGCCGATGGTGGTATGGTAGGCGGTCAACTGCATTCAAGTGGAGGCACATTAATCGAAGCGGAACGAGGCGAATACGTAATCAATAGACAATCAACATCCGACTATTTACCATCGTTAAAGGTGCTTAATAGTGGCGAGGTTGAGCCGACATTTGCAAACAATATCCTAACCGCATTAGCAAACGGAACATTTGACCTCGCGGCACAATTTCAAACCAAACAAAGTGCGAGTAATGATGGCATCAACTACGATAAGTTAGACCGAATTATGGCCAAGCACAAATCGAATTTGAATGTCAATATTGATGAGCAAGGGTTGACAACTTTTTTACTGAAAGAAAATAGCCGCGTGGAATTTCGTAACAAAAAAATGAGATATAGAGCATGAATTGGAAGTTTACATTAATAGACAGTTCAAGTGTTAGCACCGTTGTTGAGCCGCCAGTTGGTTGGAATGGCATCGGTGGAAACTTAACGCGAAACATTATACACCATGGCATCAACATAAACATCTCAACCGATTCATTTGAGTGGGTTGGCGAGGCTTACGATTTGCTTTATGCCGAATACCTAACCAATGGCGCAAACGGTCAATACCAAGTGCAAATCGATTACGAATGTGCTGAGGGCGATGGATATACTAATTACTTTATAGGCGCATTTGATTTCAATACATTTGAGCGACAATGTTCGGACTATTGCTTTATAAAGATATCAGTAACCGCATCAAAATGCACCGATGTTTTTATGAGTCGAATGGGTCAAGATGTGGACATTGAAGCAACAACTAACTTTGATGGGCAAGCTATAACACCTCCATTGTTAAGGGTATTGAATATTGAGGGGCAAGATATATTGTTGCAGAATAAAGCAAACCACAAAGCGGGTGGAGGTTGGAATGACACTATAACAGATTTAAGCGGTTTAACTGGAAATAGGTTTTATGATATTCCTATTTATTTACCAAACACGCCAATAGCAGAAATGGGCAATGATGTAAGCGGTTCTCCTGCTTGGAATGTAAATAATTTTGACCCTAATGTAGTTGCTAAAAATTCTGGATTAGACAATATTAGTTTTCCGCTACCTGATGGAGTTGATGATTTTGACAGTTATTATCAATTTTTATATTTATATGAACCAGGCAATACAGATTGTGTAAATCAATTAAATGTTGAATGGAGATGTAAAGGAGATTTTGAACTTACACCTAATTACAACGGTAATGTAACGATAACACTTAGGTCGGCACGTATAAATCCAATCACAAATGATGACTTTATAGATTTAGGAACTGTTGTGATAGGAACAACTGTTGCATTAACCAACGGACTAACAACTACTATTTCTTTTGATGAAACATTTAGCGGATTGCCAAACCAACCTCAAAACAATAGTTTTATTCATTATTATTGGCACATTCAAATATTAAAAACAACGTCAAGCGCAATAGATAACACTTACGTAAATATTATTTATGACGGAGGTAGTACAAACTATTATACTATGACTGCTGATAGTTCGTGTCCAATAACAACCGCCACCTCTGTTTACCTGCCTGAGTTGTTAGAGTTTTTACCAACTGCATACATGGACACAGATTGTCCATTGTTGGAGGTTGAGGCTGAGTTAAAAAGTTGTTTAGATTTCTACCAAATAACTAAGGGCTCATTTATTCGCCAAGTAACCGAGCCAAGTGTGCCAAAATTATTCACATCATACGAGTATTTATTTGAGCAATGCAGAAAGATATTTAACATCGGTTGGGGGTTTGATAACAACGAAACCGAATTAAAGATTGCACGTATTCAAGAGTTTTATAAATCAACAATAGTTGTCGATGTGGGATTAGTTGACAAGGCTATATTCACAACCGCAAAAGATTTGATTTACGGAACGATAATGGTTGGCTATAACAAGTGGGAAGCCGAGGAGTATAACGGGCTTGATGAAATGAATACCGAGCGACAATATCGCAGAAACATCGACTCAAATCCAACCGAGTTAGACTTAATGTCTGACCTAATAAGTGCAGGATATACGATTGAAATAACACGCAGAAAAAACCAAGCAACAACGGGCACAAGTGACTGGCGTTATGATGATGACTTGTTTATTGTTAACGCTAATGTTATTGAGGGCAACTTATATGCTTACAGAGGCATAGATGCTAACCCTGATAACGTATATTCTCCAAACACACGAATGAATTATGTGTTAACTCCTGCGCGTTCATTAATGCGTTGGTTTAAATCTATTGCCGCAGCACAACCAACTGTTCCAAATGAGCAATTGATATTTACAAGCGGCACTGGTAACTACATTGCACAAGGTCAAATGACTACTTACTGTCCTATTGAGGGCAGCACATTGTCAGAAAAAGAAACTATTGATGTAAGTAACTTTGATAATGATTATTACATCACACCGATATGGAAAACTGAATATGTAACCTTTACCGCACCGTTTTCGATGGCAAACTTTGAGGATGTCAAAGTAAATCCTTACGGTGCGATACGTTTTAGATGCTCCGACACTTACTATATCGGTAACATTGTCGAAATTAACCACGATCCGAATGAGGGATTAGCAGAATTTAAACTATTAATAAGAAGATAATGGCAGCGATATTAAACATACCTAATAGCTTTGTAACATTTTACAACCTAAGCAATAACTTAGGCATACCCGAATACGTAACTGATACCGAGTGCGGAATACAAAAAGACTTTTGCTATCCTATTTACGAGGTTGGCGATGTAGCATTTCAAACGCAAATTGTATCGAGTGAGGTTATAAGTAGCGTGACTATGTATAAGATACCGAATGGAGGCAGCGCGGTTACCGTTACAGGAGTAACGACAAACATAATAGCTAACGGAACTAAAAACGGAGTGCCCGTTTACAACATTTGGTTTTCGTTTTTGTCATCTAATTTATTAGATAGCATTTACGATGGCGATTGTTTTCAGTTAGCGTTTGCGTGTGGTGTTTCTGAGCCAAGTTTTTTTATATCCAATCAATGCTTTAAAAAGGTTAACGATAAATGTCTAACAACTAAACTTGAATACATTAACACATCTAACGCATTTGGGTTTGTTTACAGGTCTTTTGGCACGTTTCCGAGTATAGCATTAACCTTAAACCGAATCCGCTTACCATTGTACTTAAAAGATCCAAACATTAGCAGCGACAAAACTGTTTATGTTCGCCCTGATGGTAGCCGCCAATTATTATCGGCACGTTTGGCCAAGCGTTACAAAGGTATGATTGATGAGGTGCCAGAGGAAACGCATCAAAACTTAGTGATTGCATTGAATCATGATGGCATTTACTTCACACCCGAAAACTTTACAACGCAAATACAAGCGCGATTTGAGGATGAATATAACAATAATTATCCCGAAATTATGCAGAACGTAAACATTTGGAGCGCGGATTTTACTATCTTTGAAACGCCATTTAACAACTTTAACTCTAATTGCGGATGACAACAGGAATACTTTTAATAGGAATAGGCCATAAAAACTACGGTTGCATGGCTGCAAACCTTGCCATGTCTATACGTGCTAACGGTTGCGACTTACCTATAACATTAGTAACGCAAGCCGACACCATCACGCGTTTAGATGAAGACTATAAGGCGTTGTTTACCGAGATAAAAGAAATCCCATCACGTTGCTATACATTAGCCGATAACGAAACTTGTTACATCAAAGCAAAGGCGCACATGGATGAGCTCACACCGTATGACTATACGTTGTTTATTGATGCCGATGTGATAATGATTAACAACCATAAAATAAACGAGGTAATCGCATCGCTAAAAGGAATTGATTTTGCGGTAAAGAATAGCGGATTTAAAAACTATGATAGTGATGAGATTACTGCCGATTCAAAGCAATGGGCTAACTTGTTAGAAGTCAAAGAAGCGTTCGGATTTACAACTGAAAAGATTTGGAATGTGCATAGCGAGTTTATTTGGTGGAAAAAAGGCCATCCATTGTTTGCAAAGTGGGTAGAAAACTTTGAAAACATACGTGTAAAAAACATTGAGTTTGCTGGATGCATACCCGATGAGTTACCGCTATGGATTGCAATGTGCCAGTTAGGTGTTGACTGCCATCAAGAAATGTATCATCCTACTTTTTGGCCAATGGATTCAACTAAAACAATGCGATTAAAGGACTTAACAGATGACTATTGTGGTGTATCTATTGGAGGTAACAGAATAAGTGAAGTGCAATTAACAATCTATAACAACCTTGTGCAAATTCATGCATTAAGAATGAATATGCGATATAAATTTTTACAACAGCCCAAAAGAAGATGGGCTCCAGAACGCCATACTTATTAAATGGAAACCGAAAACAAATACATTATTATTGATGCCGACATCGTTGCAGATGTGGCGCGTAATCCACACATAGAAGATGAGGAGTATGTTAACTTTCAATACTATTCCGATGGGGAATATCCAAGAAAATTAATCGATGAGGTGCGCCCAAATGAGCATCTTATTGTTAAGGAATACCGTAAAAAAACATACGAGCCTGTATTCAGTGAGGTTTATGACCGCGTATTAAATGCACTCAATAAAATACAACGTGCAGATGGATTCTTTTTAAAGTTTCCCGACACGCAATATCCACGAATTGCAAAAGATGAGGACTTAAAAACATACCTAACTAAAAACTTTACCGCTTCCAAGTCGTTAATGAATTGGGCTTTTCAAGTTGGCTTAAAACAATACACTATTGATGCTAATGGTGTTATTATTGTGTGGGCAGAACAAGCCGAACCAACTGAGTATAAGAAGCCGAAGCCATACGTAATCAATTCGAGTAAAATCGTTTATCATTACGAGGGCAATAGCATTATTTACAAGGATGATGACAATGGCCATGTTTACTATTCGATTGATAAGATTAGTTGGTCCAAGTGGCGCAAAAAAAAGAAAGGAAGCGGTTATGAATTAGTTGAGGAAACATTCCATGGCTTAGGTGTGTTCCCTGGCTTTACAATCGGCGGTGTAGTTGAAGAGGAAGAGGAGTTAGGGCGCGAATATCAAAGCCGATTGAAAGCAATGTTACCATGGCTTAACGTGGCAACGGTTGAGTTTAGTGATTTACGTGCTGAGATTACCCAACACATCCATTCAACTGTTTGGATTTATCAAGATGAGCAATGTAAATCATGCAACGGTCAAGGGTTTACGTTCAACAAAGAACAAGAACGTGTGCCATGTACTAACAATAAGTGTAAGGATGGACAGATACCGACATCGCCATACGAAACGATACGTGTAAGACCAGCGAAAACAACGATGGGAGAAGTGCCTGCACCGACTCCACCAATGGGCTACATATCAAAACAAACAGAGATTGCTGAGTTGCAGGATAAACGTATTAACGAGATGCGTTATCGTGCTTTGGCTGCGGTAAACATGCAGTTTTTAGAAAGCGCACCTGCTGCTCAAAGTGGTGTTGCAAAGGCTTATGACCGCGATGAAACTAACAACACATTTTATGGTGTTGCAGTTGACTTAGGAACAATAATGACTAACATTGCCGAGTTATGTGCGATGTGGAGATATAACGCGATATACGATGAGGCAACGATTAAAACAATGGTGCCAGTTTGCGTTGTGCCAAATCAGTTTGACATCTTAGGCAGTCAACTTATATTAGAGGAAATCAAAGCGGCTAAGGATAGCGGATTAAACGATGCGGTATTAAGTGCGCAAGAGTTGGAGTATATCGTTAAGCGTTTCCCTAATGACATTGCAATGCAAGATATGTTGCGTGATGCATTTAACCTTGACCCTGCAAGTGGTAAAACGCAAGAGGAGAAAGCGTTGTTGGTAAGCAATAAGATGCTATCCAAAACAGATGCAGTTATAAGCACATACATTCAAGATTTCGTGCAACGTGCATACGCTGAGAATCCTGAATTTAACCGCTTAGATAAGTCAAAGCAACAAGCAATATTGAACACGTTTGCAGTTGAGAAGTTAAAAGAAATAAACACTAAGGATATATTGTTTAATCAGATATTTAATATAAACGCAACAGATACGGTAAGTGCTGGTAAATCTCCTGCGGATTTGAAATACACAGTTGGTGGTTTAACTGGTATAATTGAAATCGTTAAAGCGGTAAGTAGTGGTGTTTACGATTTAGAGGCAGCTATTCAAATGGTTATGGATAGATTCGGATTAACTTATGAGCAAGCAAGAGCTCAATTAGGTACACCTCAAATCATAACATCGGAGGCGCAGTTAGATAAGATAACACAGTTGACTTAATGGCGGTTGGAAGTAAAGAAATACAATCAACTTTAAACGCCATTGATGAGGGTTTGATTACTTGGAATGAGGCAATGCCGAAAATCCAAGAGCAAATCTATCGTAGGCTATTGCAATTCCAACGTGAGTTAGGGGTGCAAGGCGATACCATTACGAATTCTGTTAAGAACATCAAACTACTATCGAGTCTTAAGAGTGATTTGGAAACAATCATTCTTGATGACTCCGACTATGGCGAAAGTGTGACCAAGTTTGCAAAGCTATACGACAAAGTTAATGCGCTAAACTTTTCATACTTTAAGGCGATTGAAAAGAAATTCAAACCGCCAAAAGTAGTTGAAGCAATAAAGCAACAATCAATTTCGGTTACGTTGGAGGGATTAACCGAGGCGGGATTGAATCAAAACCTCATCACACCGGTGCGCGAAATGATAAACACCTATGTGACTACTGGTGGAAGTTACTCGCAACTATCAAAGGAATTAAACAACTACATTAACGGAACACCAACGATTGATGGCGCGCTTGTTAAGTACACAAAACAGATTGCAACCGACTCAATCAATCAATATACTGCAACCGTTAACCAAGCTATTAGCGCGGATTTGGGGTGGGATTGGTTTCGTTATGTGGGCAGTAATATAAAGACAACACGCACATTCTGTAAAGCACTAACTGAAAAGCAATACTACCATCGTTCGGAGCTGCCACAGATTATCAAAGGTAACTTTGCGGAATTCAAAGAAATGAAAGGACAAATCTATGAGCGCACTGGATTACCGCAAGGAATGATTGAGGACACAAACGCGAGCAACTTCCAAACTTATCGAGGCGGTTATAATTGCGGACATCAGGCATATCCCATACCCACATCACTTGTGCCTAAAGATATTTTGCGTACATTTACAGACAAATAATTAAAACCAATAATAAAAATGGAAACAAATCCGACACTATTTAAACTATTAAAGATTACAAACGTGCGAGGCGAGGTTAACTACTTCCCATTAAACCGCACCAACAAACAATTTCACGAAACTTATAAGCGCTCTTTGAACTCCGAAAAGCGCGAAAAATACAAAGTTGAGGAAGTTGAGTTAACAACAGAGGAAGCGGCCGCGCTTGGCATTGCTGAGGCACACGCAATTCTTTACCCACCAACACGCAAAGGGCAACCGAATGCAGCAAACAACAACATTATGGAGATGCTTATTGCCCAAAATGCTAAATTGATGGAGATGTTAGAGGCTAAAAACGAAACCCCTAAACCAAAACGATAATGGCAAAGCAAACTAAACCTAAAGGCGGCTGCAAAGGATGTGGCGGTGCACGTTAATTACAATTTAATACATAAACAAAATGGCAATATTAGCTGATACAATTAAAAAATTACTTACTAAAGCGGGATTCGATTTAAACTCCGAAACTTACCGCCAACTTATAGGCATCAAAGAACTTGTTGCTGAGATACCTGATGAGGTGGATGCATCATTAACAACGCTTATGAGCGCAAATGAGGCAAAGAATAACATCGACATCAAGAAACATTTTAAAGCCGAGGCACTTGATCCGTTCAACAATAAAGTTTCTACGTGGCTAAAAGACAATGGTGCCGATGATGACACAATCAAACTGATTACCGATGACCCGAATACTTATAACAAGGTTGAGGTAGCCATTAAAAAGATTGCTGAATTGAAATCGAAGCAAGTTGATGGCAAAGGCGATAAGGCTGAGTTAGAACGTAAGATTAACGAACTAAGCGCACAACTATCAAAGGCCGCAACGGATGCCGCAAACGAAAAGCAAAGTGCTATTGATGCGATTGTTGCTAAGTATGATGGCGAGTTTACTGAAATGGAAATCAATCGTATTATTTCATCTAAGAAGTTGCCTGGTCAGTTTGGTTTGGATGTTGAAAGCAAGATTGCGCGTGAGTTTTTGAATAAGAAACTTGCCGAAAAAAGTGCTGCCATAAAAAAAATTGATGGAAAATTAAAATTAGTTGCAAAAGATGATGATAAAATGCTTATCTTTGACAACGGAAAGGAACTCGACCTTGACACTCTCACAGATATGGCCTTGGCCGACAATAAGTTTTTGAAAGTATCTGACAACGGAGGCGGTATGCCACCAAAGTCGCCACAGAGCCCACAAAGCTCATCTAAACAATCTGCCGCGGCAGCCAACGCATTAAGCGACTTAGAAATCGCATTGCAAGGTTTCGGGCAGAAATAAACACTAAAAAATCATGGCATTAGGTTATTGCCCCGCGATGTTACAACACATGAAATATGTGATTGGACAAAACGCACCGGAACATAAGATTACTCCTACGGGATTTTTACGCGCAGCTTTAGAAAAGGGCGCAAACGCGACACCAATCGCTGACTCTTTACAACTTGCAAACACTGCGGGCCACATTAAAGATTTGAGATTGAAGTACTACCAACGCACAACACCTGCACAAATGTCAACTGCTGACAACTGTGATGTTGATTTGGTTCAAGCGTATGATGAAATCACTATTGATACAACTTCAATTGTGAAATTCGGATTGCATTTCGACCAAGCAACTATCGCACGTTACTGCGATGAGGCATCTGCAACAGTTTCAATCGGTGGTGCACCAACTCCATTTATGCAAGAGCACTTAGCTGGTCTAATGGCTGCAATGAATGGTTTCGTTGGTAAAATCGACCAAACATTGTTAGGTCAAGTTACATGGGGAACAAACGTAGTAACTGGTGTAAACACCGCTACAACTGTTAACTTCAATAACGATTCAACTGTAAACGATTTTACTGAGGGTTGGACAAAAGTATTAACTGATTACAGAAGCAATGAGGGTCAAGGTAGACCTATCGTTGTGGGTAGTGGTCTTGTTGATTCTGCATACGTTCAATCTTTGAATCCTGCAATGACTCAATACGCTACGTTAAACAACGCAGCCGCTGCGGGTAACATTGATTACTACCATGATATCTATTCAGGTACATCTTGGGGTTCAAATCAGTTTGCAGTATTGATGCCAGGAACATTTGGAATGGTTGAATTAGACCGCTACAAAGGATTCAGAGCGCAACAGTTAGGTTTATCTACATTCTGGAACATGGCATTGCCATTTGAAATGCCAGGAAGTGAGGGAACATTAGGCATGTTAAACATCGATTTCCAATTACGCGAGATTGATTGCCCTACTGAAACAACAGTTGGTTACGAGTCTGCAACGCTTGGAGCAGGATACTCTTTGATTATGTCTAAGAGATTTGCTTTATGGCAAGTGCCGAGTGATGCTTACTTAGCATCAGACAGATTAACAGGCAACAATGGTTCATTACGTTACACCGCTACTAACTCTTAAAAATGGGTTGTTTCGATGGAATTGTAAAACTTAACGGTTGCTCAATTACAGAGGTGCCAGAGGCTATTTATTCTTTAAATAGCCTCCCTGGCATTTCCTTAAAATCATTCGAGCAAGTTGCCAATAGTGAGCAACAAAACTACATTGGCGTTTGGGATGCTATCAACGAGCGTGCTGAGGCGCGTATGAAGAATCAAGTTATATCGTACATGTCAACCCGTTACGATATCAAAAGAGTGCGCAGGACAGTCGATGTCTTTGGCGATGATGAGTTAGCTGCAACAAGTAACGATTTGTTCAAGGGCATCGTTATAAATTCGGCCTACACACTTGTTGACAATTGGAAGATTAGTCCATTGCAAACTACAACGGTTGACAAAATAAGATTTTACAAGTCGGCAACCACAACTGCAACGACTATTGATGTAAAGTTTTTTAATTATTTATCTAAGGAAATACTATTCACTAAGACCTTAACCGTAGCTAATATGGTTAACGGTTGGAATGAATTCTCTATACTAAAACAATTTGATTGCGCTATTTTGGCCATCGGATTTTTAGACACAAACATTAACGGTGTTACTTATTCAACAAGTGATGCCGATGAATTTTTTGGCGGTTGTTTTACCGCGTGTTATGACTGCTTTGAGTGTGGTCAAATTAACGGTTTCGTATCATCAAACACAAGCGCAAACGGAACATTATCAAACAACACTATTGCCAACTCATTGCAAGTGCTATTAACACTTGGATGCAGTTATGATGCTGCGGTGTGCTCAAATAGAATGCTGTTTGCTGAGGCTTATTGGTATGCATTAGGCATTGAGTTTATGACCGAGCGTTTATATTCAGAACGCACAAACTTTTACACAACGGTTAAACGTGAGGAAGCAAACGAGTTGTTAGCACTTTACACCACACGTTATGAGGAGGCAATTAAGAACGCTTTAGGCGGCATTAAATTAGAATGTGATGCGTGTTTAGAGTGCAATAGTTTAGTACAAGTCTTTACTCAACTACCATAATGGAGATAACCTCTAACATACCATTTGTGATAGGCAATATCCTTGCAAAGTTTCGCGAACTTGGAAACCCCGAAACGGTTTCAAGGGCTGCGGCAGTTGCAATTGAGCCAGAGTTGAGGTATCGCATCCACGTAGAGGGTAAGAATTCAAGTGGTGGTGCAATAGGAACGTATAGCAATAGCTACTTGAAGATACGTGAGCAAAACAATAGAGGCACAAGTAGTAAGGTAATCATATCGTTAACGCGTCAACTTGAAAATGGTTATACATTAAAGGCCACCGAGAAAGGTTATACAATAGGGAACACATCGCCAAGCAACGAGGAGATAATCGGCCACCTTACTGAAAAGTATGGCGACATTTGGCAGCTAACACAACGCGAGCTCGAGATGACTCAAATCGTTGCGCAAGAAACCGCTTTATTAATAATGAACAAATGAATTTAAAGCAAGTAATACAAGAGGTTGACAACGCTATATTAGCAGCGTTACCATTAACACCTAACAAGGCGTTTGGGCTTGCTGAGTTTTATTACGATGGCGAAAAGCGTTATCCTGGCATCAACATTAATGGCGAGGTTACTAACTGTTTGTTGCAGGACCAATACGCAATCAGTTGGTATCATCGTTCGGAGTCATCAAGATTAACAATAATTGAAAACAATTTTGGAGATAAGTTAGATAAGGTAGAGGAAACAACACCCGTATCGCTTATTATCTACGCAAATAAAACATTGACCTCGCAAACAATTAAGGACATATTTGTTTCGGCTATTCCAAGTGTATTGAGTAAGTTAGTGTGTGAGAGCATTAACACATTTGATTGCACATTCGAGATTACGGAAACCGAAATGAATTCAACTTTAGTGTTTAGAGAGGAGTGTTCTATCCCCGATGTGAGAGTCGGTCTAAACCATGGACTGTTAGCAGTTCGATACGAAATCAAACAAACATATCGCAGAGGCTGCACAGTCATCTGTGAGTGCTAAAAACAAATAATCATGGCATATTATCCATCGGGTTGTGATGAAAACATTACCGCCCACACTTGTGGAACTTGTGGCGTTGAGTTATCTCGCGTTAGAGGGACTGCATTTATAAATAAAAGCTATTATCCAACATTATCAACTGACTTCGAAGATGAAGCGTTGTGGAATGCGGGCATAGCATCAGGCGCAATCATAGTTTACCCTGAAACACAAGGCGAATTTGATGGCGGCACACCTAACATGGGCCAAGGTTATGGCGATACAGAGGAAAGTTTAAACTCTTATACTTTCTTATTGTCATTCAAAGACCCTAACTACGTTGGAAATCGTAACCATTACAATAGTGTAAAAGGCTCACGTAATTTCCACGTTGCATTTAGAAGTGAAACAGTGCTTGCTATCAGTGATGAGCCTTGCACAATCGTACCAAAAAACCCAATTGCAAACGATTTAATAGTTGAGCGCACATGGGATGTTGAGGTTAAATGGACATCTAATAACTTCCCAGAAGAGTCAGCTATTCCTGCTAACTTGTTTACTTGTTACGTAGTTTAATCATTGGCGGTAACACCCCGTAAGGTGGCCGCCTTTAATACTTTTAAATAATGGCATTCTATCCATCCAACTGTAATACTATTGAAAGTCACAACGCTTGTGGATGTGGCATCGAACTTGCCCGCGTTAGGTCGGTGGCTTTGATACACAAAACATTTTACCAACAGTTAATGACCGATCCCGAATCCGCTTTGATTTGGCAAACGGGCATTACTGCGGGAATGATTATCGTACTACCACAAACACATGGCGAGTATAACGGTGGAAGCCCTATCGTTGGGCGTGGCTTTGGGTGGTCAGATGAAACACTGATTGCGTATAATTTCGAGGTAAACTATAAAGACCCTGACTACGTGTCTAATTTACCGCATTACAATTCGATTACGGGAAGCCGCAACTTTTACTTAGCATTTTGCTCAGAAACATTGATGCGTATATCACAAAGACCAGGCACATTGATTGCAACAAATCCGATTGCAAATTCATTAAAAGATGAGGTTAACTTTGTTTTAAATTACAAATGGGTACACGATAAGATGCCATTGGAGTATGAGATTCCAGATGGTGTATTTGTTTGCGCCCCATCGGTGGTGTATGGTGCAAGTTTTGATAATAGTTTTGATGAATCATTTGATATACCTTAGACATGGCACAAAAGAATAGGGCAAACATGCTCACAGATATTGTAAGTAATATCTACAACAATTTAATAAACTTCATAACGGGCCAAAACGCGCAGGATAGGTTTGTAAACTTGCTTGATAGTAGCCCAAATATATTATCGGATGCAAGTCAGCCAAATGGCTACGTGTCAACCGATGCAAACAATGAAATGTTTTCAACTTATTATAACGAAAACGAAAGTCGTGCTAACATTATAACAAAGCAAGGATTAGGCGAATTAGTGGGTAATAAGTTTTATCAAATTAATGATGCAGATGGAAACACAAGAACATTACAAGTATGTGCTGAAAATGCTTTGATATTGCATAATTTTGCCTTTGATGTTCAAACGGGCGAAATAGGCACATACGACATAACAACCGATGTGTTTATTCCAATAGTTGTTAGCGGCACACCCGACCTCCAACAAGTAACAACTGTTGGCGCTACAACATCAGTAGGTATTACGGTTGACAATGGCGCAGGAGAAAGCATTCAAATTAAGCACGATTTAATAAAAATTACAAATGCATTAGGCGAAGCAACAATAACATCACCTACGCTTACAACCTCAACGGAATTTCAACTACCCGATAAATTAACAAGCCCAGAAACCTTTGCAATGTTGAGTGATATAACGGGTGGTGGCATAACAAAGGCAACCGCAGCAGGAGTTGACACCTACACAGCAACAGTTTCGGGTGTTGCAAGCTATACCGATGGAGATGCTTACCTTGTAAGATTTACAAATGGCAATACAACAGGAGCAACATTAAATATAAATTCACTTGGTGCAAAATCACTTTACCGCAACAACGATGGCGCAATAATAGGTGGCGATATTTGGGATGGTGGCGAAATGCTTTGCGTGTTTAACACCACGTTAGATGCATTCCAATGTATTGGAACTTCGCCAAACAGTATATTTGCGTACATTACAAATGATGAATCTGTAACTACTATTACCAAAGGTCAAGTGGTGTATGCTTTTGGAGGAACTGGAGATAGAATGACAGTTAAGTTGGCAGACAATACAAGTGACGCAACATCTGCAAGGACAGTTGGTGTGGTGCTATCTACATCAATTGCAGCAAATCAAAAGGGCATCATTATTTTGCAAGGTTTACTCGATGGTTTGAGCATATTACCGACTGCAACTTATGCCGATGGCGATAGTATTTATTTAGGCGCAACTGCGGGTTCAATCACAAATGTAAAGCCCTACGCGCCTGCTCACTTGGTGTACATTGCAACCGTTACAACTGCCAACACAGGAAGCGCTGGTAGAATGTATGTGCGAGTGCAAAACGGTTACGAATTAGATGAATTGCATAATGTTCAGGCACAAAGCCCGACATTAAATGATACGTTGTATTATGATAACACAGTAAGCCCTGCGCAATGGAAAACTGCATCAATAGCGACTATAAGTGGTTTAAAAGCACCTATAACATCGGTAGGCAATGGAACTGCAGTAACAGGCATAACAACAAACGCTTATTCGAAAGGGTTATTAATTCCTGCAAACTCAAGGGCAGCAGGAGATGTGCCACAAATTGACTTTAACGTAACAAAAACTGGAATTGCAGGGACTTTACAATTAAGACTTTATTGGAATACAACTAACGATTTATCGGGTACTCCAATATTAATTGGCACAACAGTAGCAGCAGCAGCATCTACACTTGGATTTGCAACATCAAGAGTTTTACAAATTGAGGTTGCAGCAGGCACAGGCAATGGAACAAAAGTGCAATCAGCAACGGTTTCGTTAAGCACTTCTTGGGGAGCATTAAGTGCAACTGCAAGTATATTGGCTATTGATTGGACTGTTGCAGGTTATTTAATTTGCGCGGTGCAAAATGGAGCGGCAGGAGATAGTTCGGTATGTAACATGATAAAATTAAATTAAAATGATAATAATAAACGGTTATACAGTTACAAGCAATTTCTTTGATTATATTGATGAAACTTGCTGCCATTTAGAACTCGACCATTGTATAAGATTAGTACATTTGTCGGACACAGAATTTAAAACAATAGAGGATTTACAAACTGCAATAACAGATTTAATTTTATGATACATCAAGAAAACCCCGACAATAGCATATTAGTTATCATTACATCGGTCATCATTCAAGCAGGAGTGTGGACTTCCGATTGGTTTGGGAACATCCATTTAGAGGGCATTTATGACACGATTTACGATGCAGCAAAGTTAGGCGCATTAATCGTTTCGATGTGGGCTTCTTATAGGGTGGCAAAGAAAAATAAAAATGACTAATCAAGAAATAGTTGCAATTAAACCATTGATATTAGTATTGATTATTTTGTTTGTTTACCTCATTGCAATGCTTTACCAATACAGAGAAATTGCCAAGAACGTAGGCAGACTATTCAAAGGCGGTGTTATTGCGTTGTTGGTTATGTTGGGGATTATTGATGACCAAAAATAAGTCAAGTTTTTTACATCATTTACTTTCGGAAAAATATTGTTTTAATTTATCGGTATATTCTTTAAAAAAAATAAAGATAAATTGTGTAATTTCTAATTTGCTTAATAACTCATTGTCATCTGTAAGCACAATAACAGTAGTGTCTGTCATCTTTTCTTTTATCAATGTTTTTGTACTATAAAAGTACTTTATCCTAACCTCCTTAACATCGAACACAAACACCTCATCATTGTATTCGTTGGTCGGAATGTCAATGTAATCTAACAAATCTTTGTCAAATTGTTTCTCATAAATAGTATGTATGCAGTCAACAATAATGAATGATGTATTATCCATTATCGGTGTTATTAGCGGTTAGTGAGTGATTTGTAATGCACTCATTAATAACTTTCCTATCTTCGTAATAGTTAAATGTTATAAAACCGCTAATGCCTTGCTGAAAGTTGACTTGCACCCAAGATGATGATGGGCTTAATGCAGGATAGTTGTAGTAATTAAATCGTTGTGCGGTGCTACTATCGAATAAATATTGATGCGAATCGCCTTTGCTAAATTCAATGATTCCCTTTAGACCATTTCTGTCAATATAATTATCTATCTTATTTTCCTGCACCTTATCTAACTTCGGTTTAAATCCAGACTTTAAACTGACAGAATCTTTGCCATGACTTAAAACAAATGTGTATTTGCCGACCCTGTAAAATTCAATAAACTTTCGTAAATTAATAACACTAACATTGGGCAACATCATTTCAATGGCGGTCTTAAATGCTGAATTTAATATGTAACCAAAACTTCCTGCGTT